TTATTTTATTTGCTTCTGGCATAGTGTCCTTCCTATGTTAATATTTATGTAGAATATCCGTTGGATCTTCTACGGTTGCTAAAACTTCATCTTCATTTAAAAGACGTACTTCACCACCATCAATTTCTATTCTTGATCCGGCGTAACGGGCAAAGACTACCCAATCACCAACCTTGCACCATGGACCATTTGGATATCTATCTTTATCCGCATAACAAGAATCTCCCATCGCAATTACGTTTCCGCATTGTGATGCTACTTGTTGTCTGTCTACAGTTTGATTGCCTAGTAAGATTCCGCCTTTTGTTTTCTCATCCATTCTGAATGGCAAAACAAGCATTCTCCAACCGGTAGGTTTTGGTAATTTTGTAGTTTCTTCTGTAACTTCTTTTTTTTCTTTTGATTTTTTTACACCAACTAAGTCTTTATTTGGTAGTGTTATCTTTGGGCTTGTGGTCCCCAATATCGATGACTGTTCCTTCATTTTTCTCCTCTGAGTTAAGCAGGCTAGAAAGCTCCTGACGCACTGATTCCAATGCATTTATTTGTCCTAATATATATCTATATTTTTCCATGCTGTCAACTCCCGTTGTTACAACATTGGTCAAATTTTCTAATTGTAGTTCTATTCCTCTTTGCAGTTTATAAATTACTGTTTCTGGACTCATTAACAATTCCACTTTCTAAGTGATTTAGATAATCTATCATCACCTGTATTGTTGCTTGGTTTTTGTCTCTTTCTCATACCAGTCATTCTAGCACAAAATGATTTTCTACGATTAGCGTCTTTAGAACCTGCTTTTAATTTAGAAGGTTTAGTTGTGACTGCTGTTTTAAGTTTTGATCCTGGATTAGCTGCTCTGTAAGATGCAACGCCTTTTTTATTTAATCCGCCAGATTTAGATTTTCCTTCTTTTCTCTGCCATGCTGCAGTTCTAGCCATTACGCTTTTTTAGTTGGCTTCTTTGCTGTCTTAGCTGCTGCTGTTAAAGCTTTATCTGTAACAGAACCTTTACCTTTTTTACTAGTACCTTTTTTCTTGGCTTGGTTCATATAATAGTAAAGACCTTTTTTAACAGTTCTACCATCTTTAGTAACATGTGTATCGGCTCCACCGCCTTTACCAAATTCTTTTCTCATCATTCCGCCACCCATAGCTTTTTTTCTTGTTGCACCGGCAATTCTATCTGCTTGTGTTGCTTTTGGGTTTTTGTCTATACCAGCTTTTACACTTAACATTCCAAAGTCTGATCCACCACCTTTAACTTTTTTCTTAACGTCTTTACCTTTTTTATAACTCATTCTCATATTATTTTTTCTCCAGTGCTTTTTTAAACATTTTACTTATTACTTTAGAATTGTCTTTTATAATTTGTTTTTTTCTATCCGATTCTTTTACAGCTTTTCCTACAGGAGCAAATGTAAATTTTTTGCCTCTAAATTTTGGGTTTGCCGCTTCAAATTTAGTTTGTCCTAATTTTGCACTAGAGGCTTTTTCTTTCTGTATTGCTTTAGCTAGTTTACTTTTAGCTGTACCTAAAGTTGTTGTGTTAACTTTTGGTTTAACAGAACTGATAATCATACTTTTTAAAAAACTTTTCATTATCTTCCTACCTTTTTCATTGCTTGGTTATGTGATTTTTTAAATGTCATACCTTTTTTCATATCTTTTTTCATTTTAGACATGTGCTTTGCAGTGTGGTGCACGCTATGTTTTTTTAAAGTATTCTTTTCTTTTTTATCAATCACTATTTTTTAACTCCGTTGTTTCTAAAAATCTGTGTACCCTTTATACCAAATATACTAGCACATACAAGTACCCATAAATTAGTAAACCATTTTGGAAGTGCTTGGAAATGCTCAAAGAAAATTTTTATCTTGTCCATAGCCTGTGGATCGTCTGACCAAACTCCATATGCAAGGACAATTATGGGCAGTGTCAAAATTGCAAGAACTACTTCGTCCTTATAATCGTTTTGTCTAGCTTCTAAAAGTTTTCCGCTAAATGCTAGTTCACCTGTGGCCATTTTAGATGCATGTTGTGCTTGTGCATCAGCCATAAGCATTTTAGTTTCCTGTTTCTTTTTGTAAATATGCGTTCCTGCGTTTAACGCTAACTTAATAGCTCCTAACCACATACTAATACCAGGTTACGTCTTTTTGTTTTCTTGCAGCACCAGTTCCTTTAACCGGATTAGTGTCGCCTTTAGCAATAAAGCTTTTTCCTCTAAAACTTTTCTCTGATTTAGGGTCAACTACTTTTTCTTGCTCTGGCATCGCTACTTTTTTGCCGCCTGTTTTGTAATTCATCATAATATACTCCTTTTATCTGTTTGGTTTCATGTTAGCAAGTGTTAATCTGTTTTCATTTGCTATTTCTTGCTTCTCAAGTGAAGTCTCAGCACGTAATTCAGCTAATTCTTCATTCTGTTCAAGTTTTTCTTGGTTTAAACCTTGTGCTTGAAGTAGTTTTGCTCTTTCTAACTCTTGTTTAGAAGTTGCTTCTTCTTGTTTACGTTGATTCTCCATTGCTTTTAAATCTACTTCTCTAGATTTAAGTTTTAGTAACGGATCTGAATCATATTGTGATGTAATTTTCTTTTCTTCAATCATAAAGTCTTCAGTCATCTCTGCAATCAACACAGCTTTTCTTGCATCAATGTTTTGAGTCATCTCAGCCACTTGTTGTTGTGCTTGTGGGTTGACTGCTGCTTGTTGCGCCAATTGTTGAAGCTGTACAAGTTGTTCTCTGTATTCTAATTGAACTTGTTCTTGAGCCATCAAAGAAATATGTTCTAAAATATTTTTTTGTATCGCTGCCATGATTGGTGGATTATTTCTAACTAAATTAGTAGACATAAAATTCAAGTGAGCAGTAATATGCGCTCTATGATCTTGATTTGGAAATGCTTGAAACTTTTTGCCACCCATTGCATCAATGTGTTCTAGACTCGGATCTTTAGGTGCAGTTGGTGGAGGTGGTGGTAAGATTCTATCAATATCTTTTATACCTAATGCTTCGTACATTTTTCTATAAGCATTATATAGATTATGAATTTGAGGACTAGCCATTGCCATTTGCAATCCAGTTTGTGCTAAAGATATTCTCTGACTCATTGAGAATATATTAGGATCTGCTACAGGTAGTACATCTACCTTGTCATCAAAGTCAGTTACTTTAACATTCTTTTGTCCGCCAACAACATCGTAAGGATATTCTGGTGGTAAGTATGTTGCAAATACTTTTGCTAATAATTTAAATTCATTTCTTAATGCAGCATATAATCTTTTGTGGATTGCTGACATTACTCTTGAACCCCGTTCTAAAAGAGCTACAGTTGTACCAACAGCCGCCTGCTGGTTCCCATCACCAACTTGCATGTCAGCAATTGATGCGAATCTCTGTCCCGCTGCTACCACAGTTCCCATTAGCGCTAATAACGTTTGCGAGGGTTCTTTGTAAGGTAGAAATACGAATGCATCTTTTAAATTGCCACCTGGTGTATCTACATCTTTAAATTCACCTGGTTGTATTGGTGTAGCGTCATCTTTGACTCTAACTCCTCTTTGTTTAAATCCTGCTGGTAAATTAGATAAAGTTCCTGCGTCTAATAACTGACGAAGAGCCGAAGTTGCGGTACGACTTAATCCACCGATCATGTGTATCAATCCAAAACCATAAAACCCTAGTCCAGGTAAAAATTTAAAATGGACAAAGTATTGAATCTTGTTTTTTAGTGTATCAGTAGCAGCAAAATTTCTTCTAATCGATAAAACTTTTTGACTAGCTTCTTCTATTGTAACTACGTAAGGTAATTTTATTCCTGTCGGTTCACCATCTTCTCCAACATCTTCAAAACCTTCTAAATCTAAATTAACATGACATTCTAACAAAGTATAAAGCTGTTCTATTCTAGCTGATGTAGCAACACCTTCTATCTCACGTTCTTTGTCTGTAACTTTGTCTCCATCTGCTACTGATGTTGGTTTTGATAATTCTATGTCTGTGTAGAAACCATTTACTTGTTGTTTACGTAAATCGTTTTCAGAAAGTTTAATAACATGGATAACAGACTCGGCATCATCTAATGAGGTTGCTGTGTAAGGCACAACTAAATCATCTGCTGGAATAAACTTAGATACTGCTCTCCCTAATAAATCATCGTAGTAAACTTTTTTAAATGTTGAACCTGCTAGAGGTAAATGAAATAACATTTGGTCAAATTCAGGTTCGTACTCTTTCATTTGATCCATTAACTGGTAATTCATAAAATCTTTTACTCTACCCGCTTGTTGTTCTTTTTGTGGATTTGAAACACCTAACATTTGTGTTCTAACCGGACCATCGCTGGGTAATAATTCTTTATAAGCTAATGCTTGAAACTGTGTAACGGCTTCTGCCAGAACGGGGTGAGTTGCACCTGATGCTCCTTGAAAAGGTTCGTTTCTATTATCGTATTTAAATCCTAAAAGATCTAAACCGTTAATATAAGATTGTTCCCAATCTTTTCTTGATGATTTGTAATCTGTGTAATCTCCTCTAAGTTTTGATCCGATTGGATCTAAAACATCTTCAGGTAAAATATCTGCTAGGTTATCGAAATGTGAATCTGAACCTGCTTGGTTCACGGCTCCTGGATCAAAGTCAATAGTTGCTCCACCATCTTCTTCTGGTATTACTTCTACGGGTTTTTGTGCCGTCTGTTCAGTAACATCGATTTCTTGTTCCTCACCTGGAACTTCTAATTCAGTACGAGTGTTGGGAAGAGACTTATCTATATCTGCCATATTTTTTATCCTGTATTGGTTTATCTTGTTTCTGTTCTTTAATCAACCCTTGAGAACTTGGTCCTTTCAAAGGTGGGATTTGGTCGAACTTAACATACTTCATGTTTTTTACAAGTGTTGGATTTTCTTTAGTCATAATACTTTTTTTTTAAACTAGCTAGTCCGCCGCCTGCAAACCCCAAAGCTTCTAAACCAGTTGTTGGTTTAAGTATACCTAATTCATCTGATCTTTGTTGTTTTGTTTTTGCAAATTCCGCATCTCTTTGTGAATCTATTTGTTTTTTTCTAAAAAAATTATCTAAATTAAAAGCTCCTTTAAATCCCATACTAGGAGGTAAAACTTCATTAAATTCATTGGACTGTTTGTTCAATTTATTTTCAGTAGCTTTTATTACTTGTTGGTTAACAGGTATACTACCATATCCCGTTTGATCATCTAAACTATTTTCTTGTGCTGTTAATTTATCATAAGTGTTCTCCATATCTTGTGCTTTTCCATAATCAGAAAATTTTTCTTGTAATTGTTCCTTTTGACTTTTGCCAAATAATCCGTAACTGGCATTAGATATAATTTCATCCGTATTAGCTCCTTTTGCATAATCAAGTCCAGCAAGTGGTGCAGCAAAACCTATTTCACTTAATAAACCCCAACCTGTAAATTTAGCTGCGCCTTTAAAACCATTCATAAGTTTACCCATTTTTTTTATATTAGCGACAGCTGACTTATCTCCTTTTGACGCTTTAGCCATATTTTCTTTAATTGAATCCGTATAGGCTCTTGGATCATTACAAGTTAAACCATTTGCAAGTTTACATTTATAACCTGCATCATTTAACTTTTTAACTATTCCTTTTATTTGAGGTTTTGTTATTTTTGCACCAACAGCTTTACTTGCAGAATTTATAACAGATCCCGCAGTAGGTTTAATTCCTATTTCAGCTCCTTCAAAAACAGTTGTTATACCTCCTGGTAATTTTTCAACTTGATTTGTAAATTGTTTTATAATTTTTTTTTTTTCTGAATCAGTTTTAGCTTTTTTAAACATAGCACCGTATCTTGATTGAAGCGGAACTAGTTTTCTATTGGCTCCTCGTGTTGTAATTTCTGTGTTCCAAAATTCATCTAAATTTTTACCTTTGTGATTTACTTCAATAGCACTAAATCCCATTCCAGAATTTAATTCTGCTTCTGATAAAAGTCCTGTTCTTAAAATTTGACCTAAACTTGTATTGTTTCCTTTGTATTTTATTGGAGCAGATTCAAATTGTTTTTTTAAATCATAAGTAGAAATTGCTTCTTTATATTTATTTTTTCCAATGTTTTTGTCCATGTATTTTTCTAAATTATTAAATGTAATTTTTTTATTTGTTTCCGTATCTAAAAATTCAACATTTTTATAATTATTACTCCAAGGCACATATAAATTTCCAGTTTTTGCACTTTTAACTTTTTCAGGTATTTTACTAATTACCTTAAATCTACTATCTCTATTTTTATTTTGTGTAGCTCTCCAAATATCTCTCCAAACTCTTTCTTTAGAAGTAGCTGCAGGAAACATTCCTCTTTCCGATTGTCTTTTTATTTTTTGCAACAATCCTTTAGGACTATTTTGTGCTCTTATTTCTTGTGGTCTTTTTTTAGCTCTAAATTCATCATATCTTTTTTTTGTAGTAAACATTTGATTTTCATAAGTTTTTCTTCTTTTTGCTAAAAGTCGTAATTCTTCTAATTTATTTTTAGTAGGATTAGAATTATAGTCTTTTACTAATTGAGGTCCGTCTTCTCTTCTTGAAACAAGTTCTAAAACTTCTTCAGTACCTCTTTTATTTTGTCCTCCAGAACCTTCTCCCACATTTGCTCCATCTCTAATTCTTTTTTTCACATAAGCTTCTTGGGTGTCGTAAGCACCTTTACCTTTAATTTCTTCAAATATTTCTATATTACTTTTCATAGTTGGAGTTAGTTTTACTTTTTTAGCGTAATACTCAACACCATCTTCAACCAATCCTCCTGGTTTACCTATCATACCACCAGTCGCCATGGTCAGTGGTTCTTGGTCCATGGGGCTTGGATCACGGACAAAAGCTGCAAACGCACCTGTTGCATCTCCTCGATCATCTTTAGCATACTGTGATTGTGAATCTTTATATTCTGTTA